ATACATCACCTGTATAGATTGTATCAGAAAAAGGTACAGCTGCCTATGATCCTCCTGTATTTCCCAAAGATGATGAAAAAAAAGATGCTCGAATGAGCATCTGAAGATGTAAACTGGCAGGGGTAGAGAGGTTCGTTAAAAACCTATTCATAGCCTATAAAATGCGATAAATAAAGGCTTTTTTCTATCTCATACTATCAGCTACTATCATAGAATTGATAGTTTTTTTGTGAAAATTCGTGATTTATTCGGGAATAAAATTGAATCTTATTCTATGAGATATATTTGTACTTTTTATTAGATTATGTTTTTTATATAAACGAATTATATAAATTTTCTGACCAGAATTTCAAGAAAAAACTAATAATAGAATCTATTATATATACATTGGCAGGGATGCTTACGATTGGAGGAAAAAACAGGACAGCTCTTTGTAGGGCTGTCCCATTATAATATTTTACCAAGCACCTTTCCAATACAGATAGCAGTTTCATCGATTGAGATATCGGAATAGGTTTTATTATGACTTATGAGCTTATTTTTTCCAAGTTCTTTTATAAAAGCATTGCCATCTAGCATGAATACACCTATTTCACCGAGATTGATTTCATCCTGTTTAGCAACAGCTACTCTATCTCCATCGCAAAATGTAGGTTCCATGCTTTCTCCAGTTACACCTATAACGAAATCTGCTGATTTGAATTCTTCTGTTACGCTTGTTATTTGGGTTGGAATATCACTGAATGTAAATAATCCACTTCCAGCTGAAATTCCAGTTAGATATTCAATTTTTGGATAGGTGGTCCGGGCATTTCCATTATCATCTTCATCAATAACTAAAGGATTAAAATGCCTTAAAGAGTTTGTGTAATAAAAGCATTTTGAAAATTTATATTCGGTATAATCTAATATGTCTTCGTAGATGTTGTTTAAGTCTTGTATAGAAATGGGGGTAACGTTCTCACTATTGATATCCTTAAGTGAAGTCCCATTTATTGATTCTGCACATTTTTCGCAAAATAGATAAAGTTCTTTATCTGAATCATATTCTATTTCTAGACCTATTTTATCTAAAAGAGCTTTAATTGTTTTAAAGTTTTTTATTGTGATTTTATTACTTTCATATCCAATTAAGTATCCTGAAGAAACTTTTAGTGCTTTGGCAATCTTCTCTAGTTTACCTATTTGTATTTGCGACGCTTCACTGTTTTCATACCTATGCAAGGTAGTTTTAGCAAAGCCAGTTAGTTTTGATAAATCATCTAATGACATGCCAAGTTCCTTGCGTCTTTTACTAATTCTTTTAGCGATTGCATCTGATGCCATTTATAACACCTCCATTAACATTATACACTATTGTTCCGAATATGAATATAAAAAACATTAAAAGTTCCATTTTGGTATTGAATAGTTTAATGCAATATGATAGACTGATGTTGTTCCAAAAAAGGGAATATAGTAATCGAATTGTTCCATTAAGAAAGAGGGTGATGAGAAATGGAAAAGAAACGCATAGGTTTCGATTTACCAGAAGATGTGTATATTGAAGTTAAAGTAAAATGTATCAGAAATCACATGACTTTAACGGGTCACATCATTCAGTTAATCCATGCCGATCTTGAAAAAGACAAAAAGAAAAGCACTCACTGATCCGGCAAGATTAGAAATGAGTGCAACACACAACAACCACAAAGGATTGCTATATCTATTCTACTAAAATTGTACTCCAAAATCAATGGAAATATACTGGGAATTGTGAAATTTGGGCTACAATCATGAAAATATAGCTTCCTGTGGTTTAGACGTATACCATATACGGCAGAACCGTACAGGAGATAAAATAAAATGAACGAAGTAGTAAGAATCAAAAATCATGAGTTACAGGTCAAAGAATATAAAGGGCAGCGTGTAGTGACATTCAAGGATATTGATGAATGCCATGAACGGCCAGAGGGAACAGCTAGAAAGAGATTTAATGATAACAAAAAACACTTTATTGAAGGAGTAGATTACTTTGTTATAAGCGAACCGTCCGTTTTGCGGACGCTTGGTATTAAACGCCCTCAAGGTGGAACTCCGGATAAATCAATCCTAGTTTCAGAATCTGGTTATTTTATGATTACAAAGCCAATGAAAGATGATCTGGCATGGGAAGTACAGCGGATGCTGGTTAATACATACTTCCAGAAGCAGCCAGAAAACCATGCTGATCCAGACAAACTAATGATTGCTGAGGCTAAACTTATGAATGCTAAGGCACGAGTGGCTTCTATGCTGCTTAAATTAAGCGACCGCAATCCTAACAATCCAATACATCAACAGATTTGCATAAGCTACGCTTCAGAAGCTTTAACAGGAGAAAAAGTTATACCGTTACCAAAATGTACTGAGCGTTACTATACTGCAACAGAAATCGCTGAAATGGTTGGTAGCAATAAGAATACTGTGGGGAAGAAAGCAAAAGCAGCAGGTATACGTCCTGTCGATGAAGATACAAAATCCGAATACGGAATGTGGTTCTTTGATAAATCGCCTAATTCACACAAACAGGTGTCTACTTTCAAATACAATGCCAAGGGTGTAGAGGCTGTGAAAGCTCTGTTCTCTCAGGCAGCTGCATAGCGGTGAGGGTACAGAGGTATGATGTTCAATTACAATTTGCTAAACAACCGCATCGCCCAGGTATGCGGATCGCAGCAGGAATTCGCAAGAAGACTGGGGATCAGCTTTGAGGAGTTGCAGGAGAGACTTATCGGAAGCACCGGCTTATATTATGAGGATATGAAAAAAGGAATTGAGATTTTGTCAATTCCTATTGCTGAAGCAGAACGATATTTTTTTAGATAATTAAATAAGTGGCGGGTTTGAATTACTCGCTTTTTTTATTATTTTCACCGAAAATGAAATAAAATAATCCTAATTTATTGAAATCATCCTGAGATGCCAATTTAGCCAAGTCTCTTTTTGATTTATATTTTTCATTATCAAATAACATCTTGGCATAGCCATCTAATAATTCTTTTCCTTCTGTATTTAACAAATAATAATATGCTATTGTATCCGGAAACTTAGTGTTTACGTATTCACCGTATTGGCTATTGCTCTCTAAAAGATTATCAATATGTCTTAAATAAAGTGTGATATTAGATGATAGTTTGGAGATATCTATATCATTTGGGTACTTTAATCTTATTTTATTAACTAAATCTATTGTTCCGTCGTGCAATTTAGTTGAAGTTAAGGCATCTGATGAATACCATTGAGGTATATCTGTATCATTGACCCACCCCATTAAAATGGCAGGCGTAGTTTTCAGAGCTATTGCAAAGGCTTTGATTTTAGATTGAGGTATATCATTTTCTCCGGCTTCTATTTTTGCTATCGTTGACCTTGATTTATAACCAAGCATATCTGCTAAATCTTGCTGAGATAGACCTAGTTCTTCTCTACGATGCTTAATATTTTCATATAATTCCATCATGCTTCAACCTCCTTCTATCTTTATAATATCATTGAGGGTATTAAAAATCAACATAAATTTATTTTTTTAAACTTTAGTGTTGACTTACGTTCACCATTGCGTTATCATATCCCTGTGGTGATTGAAAATCACTAGGAGGTGAAATAAGTGACAAATACATTAGAGTTGGAAATTGCAATAAAAAGAGCAGGTTTTACAAAACGAAAAGTTGCTAAAAAGATGAATCTTTCAGAAATGGGTTTATATAAGAAAATTCATAACATTACTGAGTTTAAAGCTAGTGAAATTGAATTTCTAACTAACCTACTGGACTTGAAAGATAAATCAATTTTTTTTAACTGAGTGGTGATTTAAAGTCACCAAAGAAAGCGAGGTGAGAATATGAGAATTGAAGAATGAAATGGCTATAAGATTAGATTCGTTGAGAAAGATGGCGAGTGGTGGGCGGTACTCAAAGACGTTTGCGATGCATTGGAACTGAAAACTTGGAAAGTAAAACAAAGACTTGAAAAGGACCTACTTTTAAAGTATACCCTTGAAACTAATGGTGGTGTTCAAGAAATGCTTATCATAAATGAATTTGGAATTTATGATACGGTGTTTCAATCCCGGAAGAAAGAGGCGGTTGAATTTAGGTATTGGGTCTATGAAGCAATAAAGTCAATGCGCTTTGCGATTGGTCTTGAAGGCTTCCAAGTATTTAGAATGCTTGATAAAGAACACCAAAAAGAAGCTATGGCGAAGCTTAATTGTAATCTGAGAAATCCTGTGAGAGTTGACTTCATAAAGGCGAACACAATAGCAAACAAAGCGGTATCTAATAAGCATGGTTATTCTAAAATGCTTAAGAAGGGCACTATGTCTCCTCAAATGCTTGTTGATCGTGAACCCATTCTAGAGGATACTGTTGAACTCATATCTGTCAATGAAAAATTTGGATTAGGAATTTCAGTAAGTAAAGCGGTTTATCAAAAGTACAGCTCATAGAAAGGAGGCCCAGAAATGGCAGAACTAGAAATTAAAAAAGTGGACTTCTATGATTCAGAACTAATAGGAGTTCAAGAAGCGGCTACAGGTAAAGTGTTTACCGCAATCAACAACGTTTTAAAAGGTATCGGATTTGATGACAGGCAAATCGAGCATCAAAGAAACAAATGGAAGGAAGACGAAGCGGTATCCAAAGGGGTACAAAAATTTTCGTACCCCTCAGAAGGTGGCACGCAAGAAGCATATTGTATCGACATTATGAAACTTCCTCTTGCATTGGCTAAAATCAACATCACACCAAAAATCAAGAAAGAGAACCCGCGATTAGCAGAAATGCTTGAATTGTACCAAGACAAATGCGCTGAGGTATTGGCTAAGTCTTTCTTTAGAAAGCAAACAGATTTTATTAAATCTTACTCAACTAAAGCCACATCGGTTGGAGAATTAGCAAATCTGATGAAAGAGTGGGGGAGAGCGTTGCGTGATGCAAACGGAGATCCTGAAAAGATTGTAGAATTGTATGAAAAACTTAATCGTCAATTAGGCATGGATATTCCATCTGATTTACTGGGCAAGAAGAAAAAGAAGAACCAGCAATTAGCATATGCACTAATCCCTATGGACTTTGAGTAGGTTGGGGTAACGAATTGTTCCCGCACAGATTTAGCAAGAACAGATAAAACAAAGAGTTGATTGAATAAGGACCACCTTTCAAAGGTGCCCCTTGATACTGCTGGCGGATAGAAAATTTTGCATAACGTGTGACGATGAGATTTTAACAAAAGAAGAGAAATGCGAAGCATAGGAGGTATTGAATGGAAGAACTAATCAAAGTACAACACGACAACGACCGTATAACGGTACTGGCAAGAGATTTACATGGATTCTTGGAGATTGAAAGTAATTTCACAACATGGTTCAGGCGTATGTGCGAATATGGATTTGAGGAAGCAAAAGACTTTGTTCCATTTTTGGAAGAAAGTACAGGAGGTCGACCGGCTACTGATTATCAGATTACTATTGAAATGGCGAAAGAAATCGCTATGATTCAGCGTAACGAAAAAGGCAAACAGGCAAGACAGTATTTCATTCAACTGGAAAATGATTGGAACAGCCCGCAGAAAGTTATGGCAAGGGCTCTACAGATGTCACAAAGAGAATTACAGATATTGAGAACAGAAAACGAGGAAATGAAACCTCTGGCATTGTTCGCAAGTGCTGTAAAAACGAGTGACGATAGTATTCTGATTGGACAATTAGCTAAGCTTATAAAGCAGAATGGTCGTGATATGGGACAGAATAGATTATTCGCTTGGATGAGAGAGGAAGGATATCTTTGCTCAAAAGGTGAGAATTACAACATGCCAACACAGAAGTCTATGGATTTAGGCCTCATGGAAATTAAAGAGCGGACAGTCAACAATCCGGATGGCAGTGTGAGAATCACTAAAACAACAAAGATTACCGGAAAAGGACAGATTTACTTTGTCAATAAATTATGCGGTGGATTCAATACATAGAAAGGAGGACTATAAATGGCAGAACAAAGTATTTTAACATTCGACGGTGTTCACTGCTATCTTGAAGCAGATGGAACAGCATATTTGAAATTAGAGGATGTAGCGAGGGGGCTTGGATTTGTAGATAAATCTAAAAGCGCCACGAATGGCGCTCAACTTGAAAAAGTTAGATGGTCAAGAGTAAGAAAGTATTTACAGGAATTAAATGCACCTACATGTGGGGACACCGACTACATTCCAGAACAGGTGTTCTATATGCTAGCTATGAAGGCAAACAATGAAGCTGCAAAGGAATTTCAAAGAAAGATTGCTTATGAAATTATTCCGGAGATCAGAAAAACAGGTTGTTATTCAAATACAGAAAACGGCGTCATTCCTATGGGAAATTTGTCTACTGAAATGCAAGCACTTCTTATGCATGATAGGAAACTTGTTGAGCAGGATAAACGGATTGCTGTATTGGAAGATAATACATTGATAAGCACTCGACAGCGCCGCAAAATCAGAAATGCTATTCACAGTGCCGTTGCATCTGCATGTGGCGGAATAAAGACTGCCGCATATAAAGAAAACAGCAAAAGAGTGTATAAAGCTGTATACAACTTCTTATACGATCACTACGACATTTCAGAATATGCTGATATTCCTAAGGTCAAATATAATGAAGCTTTATCGCTGATTGAAAATTGGTATCCAAGCTACGACCTGCAGCTGAGCATTGATATATCCAATAACTGCAAACAGCAGAAAATGGATCTGGATGAAGATTAGTTTCTGGTGTCATTGTGGAAAAACTCTTTTACAGCAATAAGGATATCAGAGAGCTTTATGAGATCAGCGAAGCACAGGCCTATCGTCATATGCGACGAATGAAGGAAATCTATGAGATTGATGAGAACCGGTTGCCCCGAAGAGGTGTGCTGCCAGTCGCAATCGTAAAAGACTACTTCCATCAGGGCAAAAAGAAAAAGGATGCTCAGTGACGGCAATCACCAAACATCCGGAGGAGGTTCCTCCATAGCTTATCACAGCTATATTATACCAAGGGACCTCCTGGATATTCAAGGAGGAAATAGAAAATGAATATAAAAATGCGTATTTTGGCCGATATCATATGCATTTCAGCATGTGTATACTGTATCGCCTATTATACAAAGTGTCTGATTAGACATGAGAATCCACTTCTCGAGGAGGTGGAAGAATGAGTCAATTTAATAAAGGGCTGCCTAGTCAACAATCATGCGTTGACATTGAAATGGCCGTATTAGAATCAATGCTTTATGAAATCTGGGAGTGTGCAAAAGCAGGCTACGAAGCTGCTAAAGCATTTATGAAATCGTATTTGCGTATTGAGTATGTAAACATGGAGCTCTCCTTTAATGATGGGAAGGCGATAGCATATGAGAGATACAGCGAAATCAAATCTGCAATGCAGAATGTTATAAGACGATGCATACATGAGAAATCATTGCATCAGGAGGTACTCTCATGACCAGAAATGATGTACTGAATAAGTTGCTTTCCAAGTACGGTAAGTATGGCTATACTCGTTTGAAAATTAGTGGGCTTATCAAAGATGGCGAGAAACACGGATTCTCTTACACAATGATTTACAACGGTTTAAGAATGGCGTTTTCCAATGTAACTGGTGAACATGAATATTTCAGCCTGCAGGACATGATGGAAATCACCGGGGAAACACAGGATGAACTAATCGCGAGAATTGAGGATTCAAGAGAAGAATTACGAAAAAATGGAGAAGACCCGGATGATTATTTTGTTCAGGTGACTCCTAAGGAGCTGCGATCATGAAGAAAATTGAAATACTTGACTTAGAGGATGAAATCATTACTTTGAAAATGTCCATATCGCTTTTAATGGTAGTGAAGGATGGCATCAAAGGCTATTTATACAATAACGAGGAAACTATTGACGAAGCCCTTTATTCAGTTTTGAATATCCAGCGCGATGCGCTTGATCGTCTAAGAAACAAATATCAAGAGTTGATTATGGAGGTGCCCAATGCAAAATATTGATGATGTCATTATTGAACTTCCAGAATACAATGAGAAAATCAAGCAGCAGTTCAAAGCGACGAGTGAATTTATTAGAAATCTACCTTTAACACGAGAGCAGAATGACGAACTTGTATATCGCCTTGCTGACGATGTTAGAGCAGCAAGAGAGGATGGTTTTGCTTGTGCTATCTGTAAACTGATTGAATCAGAAGCATCTACAAACTTATCTGACGATGCAAAGGTAGAGAACCTCAACAATGGCTTACGCAAATATGCAGCTAAAGTTAAGGCTCATGTCTTACCCGAAAACGATTGCACGCTGGATGAAGCACTGGAGATTTTAGATGGTGCTATGGATCCAATGGATATATTTGACCTTGCCTTTTACTTGGGTTATGGAAAAGCTATGGGGATTCCGGAAACAGAAGGGAGTTATCAGGCATGACGAATGAGCAGATAAACGCATTGAATGAAAGTATCGCAAAAGCAAGGACTACAAGCCAGCTACCAGAGAAGACCGTATCAAGTGGATCAACAGAACGATGCTTGAATTATCTGATGGCGATTTGAAAGAATTGTATGACATATCATTACAGATGCAGATGAAAGGATGGAAGGTATGACAATCAAGCAGAGAAGAAAAGAGTTCGGTATCTCTAGAAAATCAATGGCTAAATTATTGGGTACCACTAGGAAGCAGTACAAAGCGTTGGAAGAAAATACTGGTGAATTTGAAATCGCTACTATCACACAAATCTGTCTGATTTTTAATATTGAAAATGTTTTAGATATTGAGCGAAAGAACACATATCCGATTTTAAAAAGAAAACGACTCATTCAGGGGCTTTCCCTGCGCGATACAGCGCATAAAGTGGGAGTGAATGTATTTACCTATTGGATGGTAGAACGCTACTGTAGAAGGCTGGATGATGCGACACTAGAAAGAATTGCAGAATTGTTAGCACCGGAAGCAGAGTTTTCAGCATTTAAGGAGGCATTCTTATGTATAGAGTAAGTGAAAGCATAGCTAAAGTCGGCTCAGAGTTCCTATTGGATATCATGAGCTGCGAAACACCAATCTATTTTCTGTATTATAACGGGAGCATGTGGCTTCCTTTGGAATGTGTCGTATTGGCGATTACTAACGAACAAATGATGGTACGGTATGAAACACGTCCAGGATGGCCCGAAACAGACTCACAGCAAGGCGTTAAGATGCACTGGATAGAAATATCCGATTATAACGTAAACTGGTTCACAAACGGTGAGGAAGCGGAATTTGAATCAGATGAAAGAAACGACATCATCAGGGAGGGAAAGAGAAATGAAGCTTAATTTAGACTACAGCAATAACACTGTGCGTATCGGCGTGGAATTATTTGACGATGGTACAAAATACGAACAGGGATACAGCATTAAAGCAGGCAAGGATATTCATATCGACTTTGCTACAGACTTCATGGCTGACTTATACGGCCGTGAGGATATGTATGCGAAAACGGTAGAGATAGCTACGAAGATGGAAGAGAACATAAACACTATGGTTCACCATCTGGCAGAAATGCAAGCAGAAGAAAAGCATATCAAATACGCGCTTTCACAGGAGTAATAGATGGCAGAAACAAAACGATACTACTGGATAAAATTAAAGGAAGACTTCTTTCAGGATGATGCTATTTCATGGATAGAAGAGCAAAAAGATGGAAAAGAATGCTGCCTGTTTTATCTCAAATTATGTCTAAAATCATTACGAAATCAAGGGGTGCTTGTCCGTTATATTGGTGACTCACTAATACCGTATGATGAGAAGAAATTAGCAGAAATTACAAGCACTCGGTTGCATATTGTAAAAAAATCTATCAAATTGTTGTCAGAAGCTGGTCTAATCACTGTCATGGATACAAGAGAAATTCAAATCAAAGAGTTTAAAAATCTAGTCGATAGAAAACTCCTTTTGAAAAGGTGATGCATTATGGAAAACGGATCCTATGTATACCTGTTCCGTAAATTTGGACGATGTGAATGGTATACAGATGTGTCGGCAAAAGTATTGTTCATCCACTGCCTTATAAAGGCGAATTGGAGGGATAAAGAGAGTCATGGCACACTGATAAAACGTGGCACATTTTTAACATCGATTCGCAGATTGTCACATGAAACAGGACTCACGGATAAACAGGTAAGAGGTGGGTTATCACGCTTGGAAAAGGCAGAAGCTATCATCTATAAACCGGCAAAAATGAACAGCATTATCGTCGTATTGAACTATGATAAATACCAAAATTGCGACGAAAAACAGGGCACACAAAAAGGCACACCTCAAAATGAAAATAGGGCACAGCAAGAGGCACACCTCAAATGTGATAAAAATCCCTTGTTTATCAATAAAATGAATGCATCTGAATGTATGAAGGGCACACAGGAGGACACACCTGAATCAATGCTGAGGGCACACAAAAGGGCAACAACGAATAATATAAAAGAATATAATACTTTAAATACTTATGCGCAAATTGCGCAAAGTATGTCTGATTGTGATACTCAAAATAGTGGTGTGATATTGGAAAATGCATTCGATAGAGAACATGCATTCAATGAATTTTGGAAAGCATATCCTAAAAAAAGAGACAAGAAAAAGTCTCATATAAAATTCCTCAGTGTTTGTAAAAACGAACAGGTCTATCAGTCCATCATGGATGGTTTAGAAAGACAGGTCACATCAGCTGACTGGTTAAAAAATAATGGTCAGTATATCCCTTATCCTACTACATGGTTGAATGGAGAACGATGGAATGATGAAGTTGATGAATTTATTACATCTTCATCAAGAGAAATAAAGGCGGGTGATTGGTAATGACGAAAGAAGAGATGACACAGGTCATAAATACGATTCTGAATATTTATCCTAATTTCATGTATGGTAGAAACCTTAAAGAAGTCTGTAAGGCTTGGTACAGTATTATGCATGATCAGGACTACAAGAAAGTCATGAAGAAATTAAATGCGTGGATTGCGGAGAATGAGAAACCCCCGCTTCCATGCAATCTAATAACGGTTGATTGGAGAAAATCTTATGAACACCAGCTCAATGATTGAAGCGCAAGCAACAGCAATCGGTATGCTTTCTGTCTACAATGAGTTATTTGCAGTTTCTATCTTAGAACCGGAACATTTTGTAGGACCATATCAAAACATTTTCAAGGCTATGCTTGATTACTACAAGAAAAACGGCTTCATAACGATTGAAGCATTGCTCGATTATCCAGGATTTGATATCGACCTTTATGCAAGGTGCTCAGACATCCCTTATTCAGGAGATATAAAAAATTTCAAGCGTATACAGCGTGTTGTGATTGATAAATTCAAGGAGCGTAAAATAGTTGAGATATCAGATAAACTGAAAGAACACAGTATCAGCTTGGACGAATACAACGCAGTATATCAGAAAGTATGCACATTAGATACTGCAGAGTCTTACAAACTGGATTCAGAGAAGCTTTTAGAATCATGCAGAGATGATAAGAAAAGCATCTACTTCAAGAAATATCAGCAGTTGGGCTCTTTATTGAGGCTGAAAGAAAATGATTTTATGGTTATCGCAGGTGCGACTGGTTCAGGTAAATCTGGATTCGCATTGAACCTGTTGAATGATCTGTCATGGAGATATGATTGCCTGTATTTCAATCTGGAAATGGTCCCGCAAGAGCTTCATCAGAGGCTGATATCCATTAACTGCGGACTTGACCAAAACTACATAGCATCATACAAAAGAATGTCAGAGATAGAGGTAAATGATGTGAATAGAGCTGTCAATTCAATAGCACAGCGTTCTATCGAGGTTGTTGACAAGAGCCAGTCTATAGATTCTATCCGGTCGATGGTCGCCAGTCATGATGGGAAAAGGCATATCATTGTAATTATTGATCACATTGGGCTTATTGGTTCTCGAGCAAGAAACTCATATGAACGTATGACAGAAATTGCAAAGGAGCTACGCAAGATCAGCTTAGATTATAACTGTACGATCATAGGATTATGTCAGCTGAACCGTGATGCCACTAAAACATCAGGAAAACCAAAACTGTCAATGCTGCGGGATAGTGGAGAAATCGAACAGAGCGCGAGCAAGATTCTGTTCGTATGGCAGGATGATGACGGTTATTCTCTAGTGTTGGAAAAGAACCGAAGTGGGCCAACAGGCTATATCCCTATCACCTACAATAAGAATAATCAGGTCATTAGTGAGGCAAGACCATGAATCAATGGGAAGTGTATGAGGTGTTAAAGAAGCCCTCTACGGCTGAAATAAGTAAACTGGAGGAAACACCTTCAGAAGTTATAAAAGAAGCTCTCATAGAGTTCCTGGAAGCGTCACGGCGAGGAAATATGTATGAAGAAGTGCATTAACTGCAAATACTTTAAAATCCACGGTGAGCATAAAGGACGCATGATGTATTATTGTGACCATATGAGTGCACGCAAATATGCAGTAAATGATTTTGTATGTTACGGGCATCCAGATAAACCCATCATTACACGGGCACCACACTGGTGTCCATTGAATCGAAAGAAGGCGAAGAATGAAAAAGAAAGTGAGCGAGCAGGAGCGTAAAGCTCTACAAGCGAAGTTAAGTGATTTAGAAGAATTATACGCTGCCGGCTACCGCTATGCTGCAAGAAATCAGAGTGGTGAGCTGAGAACGTACAAAAAGACACCTTACAAAGAAATCAATTTCTGGTTCAGCTATGGTTATGGTCCAGGGTATGCTATCACGATTCGACATGACATGCTCGATATGCTGAATTGGAATGATCAGGAACCGGCATACATCAAGAAAGAGATAGAATCTATCAGGAAGCAGTTGGTGGACAGTCTGAATGAATGATTATCAGAAAGCATATGGCGAATTATGGAGCGTACTGAAATATGAGCCAGCATGTGAAATAGAAAAAAATTGCAAAGAGAATATCAAGCGCTTGGAGACACTGGAACCATTAGTTGAACGTGCATCAGGAATCAAACCTGCTAAGCACGCAGCAGGTCATACATACTGCCCGAAATGTAAGACAGTCATTGCCAATAAGTGTAACGTGAATAGTTTGAATTTCTGTCATAAGTGTGGGCAATCGTTAGACTGGAGTGATGATGGTGATTAAATATCGTATTTATGCGGAGGACGATAACGAAAATCAAATATCAAAAAGCTATGTAGTCAGAAATCCGAATAGCTTTCTGACTAGGCTGTTGGTGCTGTATATAAAAATATGCTGCCTTGACCATTATGGATGTGGTGGTGCTGTTTATGTCGAACCTGTATGGAGCGATGAACAGGAGGGAAATGAATGAGGTATACGACATTGTCCAAAAAGTATAAAGTGGAAATCGACAAAGTAAGGGTGAATGGTTATGATGCTTATGTTCTGCATGAAGCCAATCTCCTATTGTTATTCTACACAGCAGAGGAGCTGCAGCAGTATCTGGAAGAGGTGTATTGATGAAATCGAAGAAAGAGAAGCGGAAAGATAAAGAAATCTGCAAGGACTTTTATAACAAATGCCGGAACTATCATAGAAACTTGTCTAAGATAGAAGCGAATCGGTTGAAGTATGATGAGATAATGAATGACATGTATGGAGTAAGCTCAGTCGTGATGAAGGATGTCATCATGGAGAATGCCGGTGACCCAAGTCATGTATGGGATCACTATCTGGTTGAAAAGAAGGATGAGCTTTTATTGGAGAGAGCTGCATTACTGTACGACACAGTGATTGTTAACAAAGTGCTGAATAATATTGCTGACGGTGAGGTGGTCGACATGATTACAGAGTGTTACATTGATAGAAACAAAAAGCATGATGATATAGCGTATAATCATAATCGAAGTAAGCCCACTATGTATTCAGATATGAATAGAGCAGTCCTAAGCCAGTTGAAAAAATAAAAGTCTTTACTGAGTAAAGGGTTTTCCGTGATATTATGATAGCATGGAAAGAACAGGAAGATACTTCTTGTTCAAAAAAACGGCCTGCGATGTAAGTGTACGCACGCATCGCTAAACAACCTTTCCTAAAGGTGATTGTTCGTACAAATAATCGCCAGTGGCATATGCGTGGGTAGGTACGGCTTAACGGCGGTATGTCACAATTAAAAAAATATCAAAACAGGGAAGGACCTCATACTAATGAGAATACCTGTTAGATATATTGGTTGCCCTGGTGGCGGAATAACCAAAAGAAAAAGCGGTAAGGAATCCTAAGCGGACTTACCAGCGTAAAGCGTCTGAAAAGGGCGCTTTAAAATTAAAACGTATTTATCGCACCTCTTAACAATGTGGCACAGATAACTCTATAGAGGCTAAGGATGCATAGACGTATGCTATTAACCGAACGCCTATTAAACAAAGCACGTAGAACTGCCCGTTATAAGGGATACAGGAGAAAACGTGCTTTTTATATACCCGAAAGGAATGATGACATGGAACTAACGGAATTATTGAATAAAATCAAAACGCTTTTTAATGCCAATGACACAAAGCAACTAACTGATCGTCTTATAGATGTTTCAATAAACAACGATTTCAAATACCATAAGTCATTCGTGGATATTGTAGGTGATTTAAAAACAGATTGGCTGCAAATGATATACCAATACTACGAGGCAGACAGAGAAGATAAGAAACAAGACTACACACCGAAAACAATCGGTGTTTTATTATGCCAGTTATTGGGTGAATGCAGCAAAGTATATGATCAATGCGCAGGAAGCGGATCGTTGACAATACAGTATTGGTCGCAACATCCGGATACAGAATTTATCTGTGAAGAATTGGACGAAAATGTCATGCCGTATCTATTGTTTAATTTGTCGGTGCGGAATATCAAAGGATATGTAGTGCGAAAGGATATTTTAGCTGACGAGACATACCACTGTTATAAATTAACAAAAGGTGAAAGGTTTTCGATGGTATCAGAAATAGACCGTCTCGATGTCGATTACAGTAACATAAGCGGATGCATCAGTAATCCGCCATATAACATCAAATGGCAGCATCCAATGTTCGCGGCATTCGACAATAGATTTGCGGAGTATGGAGTACCGCCAGAAAACAACGCGAATTATGCTTTTATGCTAAACGCATTAAACAAGGCAGAACGATGCGCTTTTATACTGCCAAATGGAGTATTAAGTGCAGGAGGACCAGAACAAGGTATCCGAAAAGAGATGGTAAACGGTAATATCATAGATACGGTTATTACCTTGCCAGATAGAATGTTTGTGTCAACATCCATACCTACGTGTATCGTTATCCTGGACAAAAAGAGAAAAGGCAACAAAGTGCATATGGTTGACATGCGCCAACAATGCGCACAGGAAGTAAGAGAACAAAAAGGGCAATACGGCAGTAATTCGCACACAAACAGAGTGTATAAAAAAGAGTTCAATGTCTTTACTCCAAATAACATCAAGCGATGTCTGGATGCCATAAAAGCCGCTGATCCGATTACAGAATTTTATAGTCACCCATCTATAAAAGACATCGAATCATTGGATTACATATTGATGCCAAGCAGATATATAGACATTGCATATAAAACAATCCACCGTGATATCAAAGATATTGTCAATGACATAAATAATAATGTAAGAGACAAGAATGTAACCAAAATTACAATCAATGAATCACTTGCGAAAGGCATCGGCATGTATGATATATACGAATTGCAAGAACGAAGTAATAAGATGATGCGAGAATGGAATGAATCAGTCAAACATCTAGGAATAGCAGTTGACGAAGAACACTTTATACGTGTCAGCAAGAATAAAAACGAAATCAAGATCGAACAGCAAGACAAGGAGATTGCATCAGAGTTGATTATGCAGATTATCAACAGTTGGAAAGCTCATATTATGTATCTTAACAACAAGCAAAATATACTTTTAGCCGAGTTGAGAGACGTACTGCTTGAAAAGCTAATGTCTGGTGAAATAGAGGTGTAGTTTATGATTACAGTATGTAAAGACTGCCCTAAACGCCATCCAGGATGCCACGGAGCGTGCGAATGGTATAAGGCAGAGCGTAAGGCACTGGACGCAGAAAACGCACGCAGGCGGACTGAAAACACAGTAGGATACAGTACAAGCAGTCATTGGAATTATAATAAAGCGAAATGAAAGGAGAGATCATATGGCGGTTATTGATGAAGAAACCAAGCAGCAGGCAAAAGAGCTATGGCTGCAAGGCAAGAAGTACCGAGAAATATCTGAGATAACCGGTATAAAAGAATCCTCTATAAAGTCATTAGCATCCAGAGCATGGAAGAAAGAAAAGTTGCAACCAAACAAGAAAAAAGTTGCAACTTTGGTTGCAGATGCAGATAAAGACAAAGGGCCGCCTGAAACAGAGTTGCTGCCGGAGGAAATAGAAACACTGAACAATGAAGAACTGACCGAGAAACAGCGCCTTTTTTGTTTGTATTACTCAAAGTCATTCAACGCAACATCAGCGTACAAGAAAGCATATGATTGCTCATATCAAACAGCAATGTGTGAAGGAAGCAAGACCCTAGGAAACCCAAAGATAAAAGATGAAATCATGCGGCTCAAAAAAGAGCGCTATGCACGGTCCATGCTCACAAAAGAAGATATCTTCCAGAAGTACATGGATATTGCCTTTGCGGACATAACAGATTTCCTTGAATTTGGTTCTGATCAAATTGATGCAGACAGCGGGGATGTTGTGAGCAAGAACTTCGTACACTTCCGACATCACACAACTGTAGACGGTACTCTCATAGGCGAAGTCAAGCAGGGGAAGGATGGCGCATCTATTAAGCTTCCGGACCGCATGAAGGCGTTGCAATGGCTATCTGACCATATGGGATGGGCTACAGACTTGCAGAAAGCACAGATCGAGCAGTTAAGAGCACAGACGGATAAGTTGAAAGCAGATAGCAATGATATTCCTGATGAGAGCGTACAGAACAAAATGGATGCTATCACTGGTATTGTAGATCAAATGCAACCACTTGGAGATGATGACGTATGACACAACCAATGTTATTACTATCGCCTAAGTTCAAGGATTTCCTTCGCTTAGACACTGAGCGAGAATTTCTGGAAGGTGTTACAGCCTGTGGTAAAACAACCGTCGGCATTTTCAAATTCATGTGTAAGGTTGCAAATAGCGGCATAAGGTTTCATGTTATCGCTGGTGCTGATCTAGGTACAGTGGAAAAAAACGTCATAAATGGAGAGCGGATGCTGCTCGATCAATTCGACGGAGTAGCAGAGTACTATCCATCCGGTAAACGTAAAATCAGATTGCCTCATATTGAGTATCAAACAAACAAAGGCACTAAGATCATTTACATATGTGGATATGACAATAAAAAGCGGTGGCAGAAAGTGCTTGGTGGTCAAGTAGGATGTGTGTATGTTGATGAGGTAAACATTGCTGATATGGAGTTTTTGCGTGAGATATCCCACCGCTGTGTTTACATGATGACGACTTCAAACCCTGATGATCCTTCTCTTCCTGTATATGATGAGTTTCTTAACAGGTCACGACCTCTGAAAAAATACAGAAAAGATTATCCAGAGGAATTATTGTATATGCTGAATCAGCCTGCAGAAAAAGGGTGGGTACACTGGTATTTCAATTTCAACGACAATGCTGCATTGTCACAGGAAGCTATTGAGCGAAAGAAAAAGGCAGTGGCACCTGGCACGAAAATGTATAAGAATAAGATTCTTGGTCTACGTGGTCGTGCTACAGGGCTTGTATTCCCGAATTTCAGTAGAAGTAAAAATGTCATATCAAAAGCCGATGCGAAGAAATATACGTATCGGTATTTTACTGTTGGCGTTGATACATCGTACTCAGCGAATAGTCCGGATACCATTGCTTTATTGTTCATCGGCATTACAACATGCGGTAAGGTCATCATACTAAACGAGGAAGTATACAACAACGCTGATCTGAATACACCGCTTGCGCCAAGTGATGTTGTAAGAAGACTTATAGACTTTCTTGACAGAAACAGGGAGGATTGGGGATTTGCAAAAAATGTATTTGTTGACTGCGCAGACCAAGCTACGCTGACAGAGTTATACAAATATAAGCGGACTCACCCGTGTATTTATACATTTAACGACGCATGGAAAGAAACAACCATCATTGACCGTATCCATATGCAGCAAGGGTGGATATATCATGGTGATTATCTAGTTGTTGATGACTGCGTACATCACATCAGAGAGCTGGAGGTTTACAGTTGGCAGGAAGATAAATACGAGCCAGAAGATAGAAATGACCATACAATCAATGCTGGTCAGTATGGATGGCTGCCATTTGTGCAGTATATCAAGACATCCGATCCATAGGAGGTGGGCAATGAAACTATTTAATAAAGCAAAGAACGTGATAAGAGCATGGCTCGATATCACACCTGCGCAGAAAAACATTTATTATCTGAATGAAACATTTAACTTTGAGTCTAATGCGATAAAAAATCGTATATGGATGCGAGGCGATCCAGAAGAACTTGATGAGTTTTACAAACAACTAGAGCGCGACAATTCATACTTCTGGGCAGCGAGCCCCCGTATAAAGATACGCAAGATTCATTCAGGTCTTCCTTCGTTGATGGTGCAGGTCCTTACTGATATCGTAATACGCGATTTAAATGGCATCGAGGTCGAGGCGCGGCAAATAGATTGGGATAACATCAGCAAAGATAACAATTTCAATGAGGTTTTACGTAAGGCAATTAAAGAAGCGCTGTTCATTGGTGACGGCGCTTTTAAAATCTCATTTGATAAGAAGCTTACACAATATCCAATTATAGAGTTTGTTCCTGGGGATAAGGTGGAAATCGTCTATGAACGTGGCCGTTTTGCGGAATGTGTATTCAAGACTGAATATAAGCACGCACACAAGCGTTATGTTCATTACGAGCACTACGGCAAGGGGTACATCAAAAATGTTTTAACAGAATGGGGCATGGATGATCCTTTGCCATTATCAACTATCCCTCAAAAAGCTAACATTATTGATGTTGCCTTCGCTGGCTATAAATTGCCGGATGAAAAAGGTGAAAATGAAGTCTACGGTCGATTTGCAATGGCTGTACCGTTCAAGATTAAGGATAGCACAAAGTGGGAGAATCGCGGAGAAAGTATTTTTGATAAGAAAACATCATCCTTTGACGGGCTGGATGAGATTATCAGCCAGTGGGTAGATGCTGTAAGAGCCGCCAGGACAAAGCAATATATTCCGGAGGCGCTTATTCCTCGTGATCCAGAAACAGGGCAGATGCTGCAATTCAATCAATATGATGATAGATTCCTGATGATAGAAGGCAACATGAAGGAAAAAGGTGAAAATCAAATCAATGTCACGCAACCTGTCATCCCTTCTGAGAATTATCTACAATCTTATATTTCTTTCCTAGACCTCTGTTTGCAGGGAGTTATATCACCATCTACATTAGGTATTGATACAAAAAAGATGGATAATGCGGAAGCACAGAGAGAAAAAGAAAAAACCACGTTGTATACAAGAAATATCATCATTGAAGCGATACAAAAAACACTTCCTGAGGTAATAAACTGCGTTATCAAGGCATTTGATACTTACACAAAAAATTCGAGTGGTAACGATGTCGATGTTACAGTTAATTTCGGGGAATATGCAAGTCCATCGTTTGAAGCGACTGTGGAAACTGTTGCTAAAGCAAGACCAGGCAAAGTCATTATGTCAGTTGAGGCATCGGTTGATGAAATGTATGGTGATAGTAAAGATGAGGAATGGAAAGCAGAAGAAATAAAGCGGCTACGTATTGAAAATGGCGTCATGGAAACTCAAGAGCCTGTTATATCAGAGTTTGATGATTTAGGCGGTACGATACCTACACCAGAAGATTATGAAGGTGAATAATGGCAAAGAAAGTGAAAGATCCATATGCACTGAGGGATATCTTCAAGGAAATGGAGATGGAGCTCGTGGCATCACTGCGCCGTAACTTTATCAATCATAAAGTTGAAGAACAGGCGCACGGATTTAGCTGGGAAATGTGGCAAAAGGCTAAACTGCGTAACTTGCAGGAGTACCGCAAGGAGACAACCAGCGTCATATACAGGTTTAAAAAGCGAATCAGCGCAGCGATTGAGCAGGTCTTACGTAATCACTTTAGCGTAGGAGAGCGTAAAGCTGATATCAAACTGCCGCAGGACGGGGTCAATACCGGGCTTCCCGGCGAAGAACCTCCTCAGGAAAGTCAATTTTTCGGTACGAACCGGAAGAAGCTCGACGCACTTATCAAATCAACAAAAAATGACTTTGAGGACGTGCAACAAGCTGTATACCGCAAGATGGATGACGTGTACCGCCAAACAATCTTTAAAACGGAGTTTCAGCTATCCAGCGGGGCTATATCACTTGGCAAGGCAATCGATAAGGCTACAGAGGATTTTCTTGCCAAGGGCGTCAACTGTATAGCCTATAAAGATAAAAACGGCGAGATTATAAGATACGTGAATATTGCAGACTATGCGGAAATGGCATTGCGCACAGCGAGCCATAGAGCAACATTACTCGGTGAGGGCAGCAAGCGTGACAAGTTAGGTGTGCATCTGGTCTTTGTATCAGCCCATGCGAACGCCTGTAAGCTTTGTTTGCCTTGGCAGGGACAAATACTCATTGATGATGTTTTTAGTCACCCTAGCAAGGAGTATATAGCGAGATACAAGGATAAGTATAAGCTGCTGTCTGATGCTATTAAGGCAGGGCTTCTCCATCCAAATTGCAGGCACACGCTTGCAACGTATTTCGAGGGTGTGACAAGGCTGCCAAAACCGCAAGATCCGGAAAAGGCTCTGGGGAATTACAACATTGAGCAGAAGCAGCGTAAGCTGGAACGCGAGATAAGAAAGCGTAAGAGAATCCTAGCCGGAACTGTGGAGGATGAAGACCAGAAAGAGGCAAGGGCTAATCTGAGGCAGGCTCAGAAGAACCTTAGAGACTTTCTGGAGGCGCATTCTGAGTTTAAAAGAAATCAGCGGAAGGAGAAAGTGCATGGGAATAAACATACTCTATCCTCAACACTTGAAAACTTCGATGATTCGACGTTGAAAGAAATTGATGAACGTACTATACTGGAAGTGGATAAGGCGCTGGCTAAGATTTATAAAGAATATCCAAGCTTGCAAGGAATCATAAAAAACGTACACCTCATAGAGGATGGAACGGCTAAAGCAGAAATAGACATTCAGAACAAAGGAATTAGTTTGTCTTTAGGCATCAATAAAAACCTTACTCCTGAAAATGCTAAATCATTGACTGAAAAAATGTACGGACAGTACAAATGGACTAAGAAGCCAGGCATTGAAGGGATAATAAAGCATGAAATGGGGCATGTTCTCAATTATGATTATTATGTGCGAAAGAATCATCTTGAATACGGTAAGCCATACAGTGATGAACCATTGCAAAAACTCATAAACGACTTGGAAAGAAATGATTTTGCAACAGAATTAAGGGCCGAAACATTAGAAAGATTGGGTGTTACTGATACAGATGAAAATGTTGCGAGATATTTTAGCTCATATGCCAAAACCAAATCCATGACGAATAATGGGGAGTTTTTTGCAGAAGCGTTCTCTGATTATTCAGATACAGAAGCAAAATTTATCTTTATGGAACTGCTGAAAGAGAGGTTGAAGTGAAATGCTTTTTGCACCACCTTTAGAAATTATTGATCTGATTGAAGATGTGTATGACAATAATGGTAATTTTGTCGGCGAGAAAATAAACGATTCAGCTACATTAGAACAGGAAAAAATATTTGAAATGTATCAAAAGGAATGTGAAGAAGCATTGAGAACGTCTTTCAGGGTAGAGTTAAGTGACAGAACTTACAATCCAGTTGATGGATGGAAAATCAAGTAGTTATTAAGCACTCATAAATTGGGTGCTTTTTTAGTGGAGGGAAATCGTGGAAAAGGCAAATAAGAAGCAACAAAAGATCATGCAGGAACTTGATTATAAGATCGATGAGTATTATAAAACACATGATGATGAAAGTGATGGTTTATACCGCATGCAAGCACACTATCACAAGAAAATAAAAGAAGCTGGTAAAAGTCATGTGCAGACATAGCTATTGTGAGATAGTAGAAGACCAGTATTGTGATAAAAGATTGATGTGCAGGACGTTGAAAATAAAGCGTACCTGCATTTTTTGCGGAAGAACGGAAAGAGAGGTAAGGCACGTGAAAGACCCACCCAAGCGCAAACTACCGTATTTTGGTAAGCATTTGAAGTGAAGGACGGTATAGAGTTAAGGAGGTGATTAACATGTCTTGTAAAAAGAAAGGTAAAGGCGGACGTAAATAGTTCGCTTTATTATGCCCAACCATGACAAGGCTTTAAAAGGTGCATGTCCGAAAGGATAGGGGAGCACACCCGAATAAACAGGAGGAAATTAAAAATGAGAAATTACCTAAGATATCCGTTGAATATTCAGCTTTTTGCAGAAGATGGAAGCAGCGGAGAAGGTGGCAATGCTGGTGCACAAGCAGGAGCACAAGGAACCGCTACTCAACAGATTGATTATGACAAGCTTGCAGAAGTTGTTTCAAAACGTTCAGCTGGAACAGAAGACAAGGTGCTACAAGGTTATTTTAAGCAGCAGGGATTGACACCAGAACAGGCCAGTGAAGCAATGAATCAATATAAGCAGGCGCAGGCAACTAAACAGCAGGAAGAAGCACAACGTATCCAGACTATGCAGCAGGAAAATGCACAACTGAAAGCACAAATCCTGAACTCACAGATTGATGCGAAAGTTGCAGAATTAGCAGGGACGCTAGGAGTGCAGGCTGAAAAAGTACCATTTTTAAGTAAGCTTGTAGACCGTGCAAACGCAACAAAAGAAGATGGTACGCTGAACGATGACAACATCAAAACGGCCATTGAAACAGTTTTAAAGGCATTCCCTGATTTCAAGTCCACAACACAAGCAGGAGGATTCCAGCAGATTGGTGGAGGGAATCAAGGCACTGCAGGCGGAAATGGTGTCGATGATCAACTTGACAATATTTTCGGAGTAAAGAAAAAATAGGAGGGCTATATAAATGGCAGAATTAAATTATGTAACGCAATTTTGGCCACGTATCATTGAAATGTACGGGCACTTGCTAATGTCTAATGAGTTGTATAATACAAATCAGGACATTCAGATTATCAATACAAAAGATATCCGATTACCAAAAATCACAGTATCCGGTTATAAAGATCACAATCGTAAGACGTTATCATTTAACACAGGTTCTTATGGTAACGACTTTGAAACAAAGACATTGGACCATGATCGCGATATCGAATTCGCGATTGACCCTATGGATGTTGACGAAACGAATCAGATTGTTTCCTTAGCAAACATTCAATCACGTTTTGAGAAGACGCAGGCTATTCCTGAATTAGATTGTTACACCTTCTCTAAGCTCTACACAGAAGCAAAACGTGTTGGTGCAAAAATCAGTAATACAGCGATCACAACCGCAAATATCCTTTCTGATTTTGACGCAAATATCGAGGCAATGGAAGAAGCAGGAGTACCTTTAGAACGTGTTATCATGTACTGTACACCTGCATTTAAAACTAAACTGAAAAACGCAGAAGGCATCCAGCGTACCTTGGAGGTATCTGGTGGCGCGAAGAATATTGATCGTCGTGTACGCTCATTGGATGATATCAGCACTATTAAGACTGCGCCGGCAAGCCGCTTAAAGACTGCTTTTGACTTCACAGAAGGCTTCCAGGTAGCAAGTGCAGGAAAACAAATCAATTACATCATGATTGACCCTGAGGCACAGGTATCCCGCGTCAAATACTCTTATATCAAGGCGTTTACACCAGGTCATGACAGCCGCACTGCGGACAAATACCTTTATCAGAACAGACGTTTCAACGGAACATTCGCATTGCTGGATGATCTGCTGAAACAGGGATGTATCATCAATGCAGAAGCGGAGGGATAAGCATGAAAGCATTAAAAGACAATAAAGAGTACACCATTGCCGAAGAGCAGAAGCATGCATACCTTGAAGAAGGATACGATATCTATGGGGAGGATGGAAAACTGCTGGAATACTCTCCAAAGAAGAAAATCGCATACAGTGAATATGCTGCTTTGGAAAAAGAAAATCAACAGTTAAAGAAAAGAATCAAGGAGTATGAAAAGGAACAAAAGAAAGCAGGTGAATAGCATGTATGCAACACCTGAATACTACACCGCTGATTACGGCGGTACACTCATATCACAAGACGAGCTACCAAAAGCCTTAAAAGAGGCGGAGTATAGCATCGACCACCTTTGTTTTGGCCGCATCAAAGGCAAAGGGTATGATAATCTATCGCCTTATCAGCAAGAGCTCATAAGCCGTGCTGTCTGCCTGCAGGCTGATTATATTAAGCAGTTTGGGGCAATGCTCATAAACCCCGTCAAAGGCTATAACGCGGGCAGCACTAAGGTCGAACTGGCCAACGTAACATATGGCGGTATCAACACTACACAGGAAATCGTCAATCTTTTAGAGGATACAGGACTAAGATGCCTGGTGTTGTAATCGTAAGCCCCTTTCCTTTCCCGGATTGGGAGGCCACGACACACGTTGTCGTCTATCAGGAGCAGGACACAGAGGACCAGGGACCTATTGAGACTGTTATCTACGACGGATTGGCAATCTACGACGAAAAGTCAAAGATTGTATACGGCAAAGACAGCAAACAGATATCCCTCAGCGGTATGCTTATCATACACGGTGATGTACAGGCCTTGGAGGGCAAAACGGCTTTCCAAGGCTTTGTACAAATCGGTGAAGAAAAGAAGCAGATATACGCTGTGCGAAAGCCAAAACTGCTAGGTGTTATCTACAGCACGGAGATTGATCTATTATGAGAGTTAAGAGCGTAAAGGTCAAAATCAATCGGGAGGCGATGGCACAGCTTGACAAAGCAAAAAAGCGAGCCCTCGTGCTCACGGCACATGCGATACTGTCAGATATTGTATCTCGGGGTGTAGCACCAAAAGACATTGGAGAGCTAGAACGTAGCGGTTTTGTGGATGATGGGCATATTGATACAGAGCTAGTATCAAGTATTGTATTTGACACACCATATGCGCGCCGATGGTACTTTAACTTAGATGACGCTACGTTTCAGCGTACTAAAAACCCGAACGCACAGGATCACTGGATGGACTTCTATCTGGATGGAGAGGGCAAACAGTGGGTCATCGATACCTATTGTAAGTTTTTAAAGCAAGAAAGTGGGGGGGTTATCACATGATGACTTTAAAAGACGTCAAGGACTGGCTCAGCGGGCAAGTTACAGCTGATGTATGGAAGATAGGTGTCTATGATGCATCCAAGGGCAAAACAATATGTGTGCGTAATCTAACAAGCAATCGTGGCAAGCTGGCTATAGGCGGCTTGCAAAACACCAGCACAGCCGTGAAAGGCATATCCATTGTAGTGCACTGGTCAAAAAACCCGGATGAAACTGAGCGTGTAGCACAAAGCATACATGCTCTTTTTTACGGGCAGCAGCCGAAAATTGGTGATTACCGAGTTATTAAATGCGATATGAGAAGCGACGAACCCATAAGTGTGGGGACTGATACAAATGGGATATACGAATATGTAATTGAAACATGGCTCACATACGAGCGAAAGGAGTAATTTATGGCAAAAGTAACGACCGGTGTATATCCGGTATTTGACATTGTTTTTAGTATTGGGACGAAGGGACTTGCAAGCTCAGAAGATGATATGGCATCCATTAAGGATATGGAGTCATTCTCCCTATCCGTTGAAAGTAATGTAGAAAAATGGAGCCCGATGGACCAAGGAGGATGGGGTAGAGCCCTGGCAACTGCTAAAGCAGTTACTGTATCCCTGAAAGGCAAAAGAAGCGTAGGAGATAAGGGGAACGATTATGTTTATACTGTACTGTGGAAGGATGGTCTTGATTGTAGCACTAAGTATTCTATTGAATTCCCGGATGGCTCTAGCATCACTGGTAATTGTGTGCTGGATGTTAAAGCTGCACCAGGCGGCGATAGCACAAATGTTGCCGCGTTGGAGCTTGATATCATATTCGACGGAAAGCCTACCTTTGTACCTGCACCAGCAACACCAGAAGGGGGCGCTTAAGATGGGACGTAGATACGATGTCATAGACCGCCTGAGAAACCGCAACGAAAGACCTGTAGTTGAAATCGACGCAGAGCACAAGTATCCTATCAACACATCAAAAACCAATGTGCTGCTGATTATGTCTGAGGTCAAGAAAGCACAGAAAAAGACGGAAGACGATCCTGAATCCGACATTAAAATGATTGATAAGATCATACAGATTGCTCTCGGCAAAGAGGCTCTTGATTATATCAATGAGAGCAGTATGACAATGGCTGCAACAAACGATATCATGGCTGTTATTATGGCGGCTATCAGTGATACAGAGGTAGATTTCGAGGATGAGGAAACGCCGGATGAAAAAAAGTAGACCGCTGGTATGATATCTTTGAAGACTGGGAGCTGATAGAGTCATCTTTTGCCATGCAGTACCCTACAAAGGACCTGTATGATGATAAGATGGACTGGATTGAGTTTACCACGCTTTTAGCAGGTATTATGCCAGACACACCTTTGGGCAATATCATATCCATTAGAGCTGAGGATGATGCTGACACGCTGGAGCACTTTAGCGAGGAGCAGCATCGTATTCGGGATGAATGGAGAGATAAGCAAACCCAGAGAATGATTGAAAGTATGAGCAAAGAGGAAGTTATGAAGGAAGTCCGCTCAATGTTTTTGGACATGTGTAGATAGCTTCCTCTTTTATTTTGCAGAAAGGCAGGTGATGATATGGGAACAACAAGTGCAGGGTCTATACAGATGGATCTGGAGATAAAATCAGACCTCGACAAGGACATACAGGCAGAGTCGAGTAAGATAGCCGACAGGATACGTAAGCAGGTAGACGCTATGAGCGGCGATATGTTTAAAAATCTTAGGCAATCTCTTGTGGCAAGTCTGGATAAGATGAATGAATCAATTAAGGCTACGCTCGACCGCACTAAACTTGAAATGCAGGCCTTCGTTGAGCAGATGGCGGGCATGGTCAAACAAATGTCTGGTGCACAGATGCCCTATCAGCAGGCTCAAAGCGATACGGAGCCAAACACAACAGCCTCACAGGGTCCAAGTGTGAGGGGGCCACCGGGAATCAGTATCCGCAAGCCTAAAGTCAAGTTTGACCCGCAATTTGACACAGAAATGTTCCGCCAGAAATATGCTGAGCTTGAAAACATGATGGATATGTACGACAATCAGATACTCGCTAAACAAGCACAGCGGAAAACGCTGCTGGAATCCTATAAGCCTAACATGGGAGCACAAGCAGAGGGAGCCTTGGATAAGCAGGTAATGAGTCTTGATATGCAGATTGCTAAGCTACAAGACGCTGCAGCACGGTCAAACATCACTCTTAGCGCGATGAATAGACAGATGGGGGCGACGTCCGGGGTAGCTAGAGCAGCAGGCAGTGCTATCGCGCAATTTACAAAGCGCTTAGCCTCATCAGCATTGCACAAGTTTAGTAATGGGCTAAAATCAGCAGGACAGCATGCGGCGTCTTTTGCAAGCCGATTACTTGGTATAGGGTCAGCCGGTAAAAAGGCCTCTAACGGTATGGGGCGCGCTCATATGGGCGTAGGTCAGCTGATTAAGTCGTTTACGATTTTCTCGCTGATCTTCCCTTTGGTTTCCCGTGGCATCATGGCTTTAGCACAAAATATCGGGGCTACCCTTATGACAAATACCGCTTTTGCAAACAGTCTAAACCAGATACGCTCTAATCTGGCAACAGCGTTTACACCTATCTTTCAGGCAATCATGCCGGCTCTAAATGCGCTAATGTCTGCATTGGCCACAGTGACCGGATATATAGCAGCTTTTATGTCTGCGCTATTTGGTAAGTCAATGGCGTCTACAAAGCAGGCTACATCCGGTATCTATGCAGCAAAGGATGCGATGGGTGCATATGGCTCATCTGCTGACAAAGCGGCCAAGGCGTCGGAAAAAGCTCGTAGGTCACTCATGGGATTTGATGAGATCAACAAGCTGGATGATGCGGATAATTCTGCCGGCTCTGGCGGCGGAGGTGGCGGCGGGAGCGATATGCCGGTCTACACACCGACTGATGTCGATGACGGACCTATTAAAAAATGGGTCAAGCAACTTAAAGACTTATGGGCTAAGGGTGACTATGCTGGCATCGGTAAGCTCATAGGTCAGCAGGTCAATAAGGCTGTAGCGTCATTTACAAAATGGATATCGTGGGATAACTTAGGCAAATCCATCACAGAGTTTTGCGACGGGTTTTGTGAGCTCTTTAACAGCTTGATAGACACAATCAACTGGGAAAATATCGGGCGAATGTTTGGCGCCGGAATCAACACTATCGTAAATACGTTGTATTTGTTGTTTACTGGCATTAACTGGGAGCGGATAGGTAAAGCATTAGCTCAGGGGCTTAACGGTCTTGTATACAGCGTTGACTGGGATAAGCTAGGGCATACAATGGGCGCGTTTTTACAGGCTCACATCGATGCTCTCTATGGATTTGTAACTACTGCCGACTGGCCTGCTATCGGTAAGGCTCTGGCTGACGGAGTTATGGGGATTGTGTATAGTGTAGATTTCCCTAAATTTCAAGCAGCTCTCGGCAAAGGTCTAAGTGGAGCAATAAGCTCTGTGCATACCTTTGTTAAAAACATTGACTGGTACAAACTGGGAGATACGATTGCCAAGAGTATAAACGCCTTTTTTAATAACATAAATTGGGCTGACTTTGGCATGACTCTGAGCGATGCAGCGCTGGGTATCCTTGATACATTGCTTACAGCATTAAGGGGCGTAGACTGGGGGCAAATAGGTACCGGCATTGCAACCTTTATCAAAAACATTGATTGGTGGGGTGTTGCAGGCTCCTTGCTCCAGACAATAATCGCAGCTGTACACGGCATAGGGGCTGGTATCCTAAGCCTAGCCGCAGACCTTGGCAAGTGGCTATGGGACGGCTTCTGCAACGGTGTGAGGGATTTCTTTTCTGATCCTATCGGCTTTTTACGTAGTGTAATAGTTGACCCCATCATAAATGGCATAAAAGAGCTGTTTGGTATTCATTCGCCGAGTACAGTATTTTCTGATATCGGGGGTTTCTTGATAGAAGGGCTTATCAACGGGATTAAAGCAGGAGTTGGCGCTCTTGTTGGACTGATTCCATCCATATTCGGAGGAATTGCTTCCGCGATTGGTGATGTATGGGATGGCATAAAATCAGCTGCCGGAACAGCATGGGAAGGAATAAAAACTCATGTCGGAAATACTTGGGATCAGATTAAGGAGGGGGCTGGCATTGCATTTGACAACGTAAAGCAAGTTATTGGCGATACATGGGACGGCATTAAAACAGGCGCGGGTAAAGCGTGGGATAAAATATCAAAGTCTTTAGGCGATACTTGGAAGGATTTAAAAAAAGGCGCAAGCGATATCTTCGGCAAAATCGGAGATAAAATCAGCGAAGTGTGGAATGGATCTGATAAGGATACCGAAAGTGCTTGGGGGAGCATAAAGGGCGTTGTGGCAGACTCCATAGACACCATAAGAAACGATGTGAGTGTCAACTCGGAAAAAGCGGGAAAGGCCATAGAGCAGAACTTTAACAATGCGCGCGACTCCCTTATCGGCGCAAATCGTGGAATGGGTAATGACACTAAAAATGCATGGGGACCTCTGGTCACCTTTATGTCTGATAAGTGCGGCTCTATTAAAAATGATATTTCACGCACATTTAAGGATTCCAAAAATACTGTTGATACGAACAGTAAAGGGATGAAATCATCCGTTACTAGCAATCTGAGTGATACAACAAAATGGATTGCCAAAACCATGTATAACGAAATGTATGACAAGGCCAAAAACATGATGGACAAATTCAAAAAAGGTTCTGGGGCAGTGAATGTCAAATCCACTGTGCAGTCATGTGTCGGCAAGGCTACATCGTGGCTGAGCGGTCTTGGTGGCAGCTCTAAGGTTTGGGGCGGCGACATGATTTCGGGGTTTGCAAACGGAATATCAGAGAATATGTGGAAAGTGGCCGGTCAAGTTAAAAATGCTGCTAATCTTGTAGCATCATGGCTACACTTTACACGACCAGATACTGGACCTCTGCGAGAGTATGAGCAATGGATGCCGCATATGATGGAGGGGCTCGGTAAGACTCTGGCAGCAAGCACACCAAGGTTTATAGGACAGGTCAAGAGCTTATCTCAATCCATGTCAGGAGCTATGCAGGCAGCACTACAGGAGCCGACGATCGCGTTTGCAGGCGAGCGTAGCTTGAATGTGCAGCATGAATGGAAGGAGTCTCAAAGTGATACAGATAAAACAACCATGAAGGACCTCATTGAAGAAGTGAGAGGTTTGAAGCAGAAATTTGATGAGGTTAAGGAAGAAATCAGGAATAAAGATACTGATGTTTATATTGATGATCAAAAAGTAACGAAAAAAGTCGTTGATAATGTAAACAAGGATACTCGCAAAAATGGTAAGTGTCCTATAGATATGTAGGAGGTGCGGGTATGGCAATACTCACGGCAAACGGTGTGGCGCTACCTGCGCCTACCGTAATAAAAATTGACAACGAGATCATATGGTCGAGTAACACCGGACGTACGTCAAGCGGCGCTATGGCTGGTGACGTCGTGGCCGAGAAAAAAACGGTAACGATTGAGTGGGGAGTACTCCAAGAATCAGAAATGGCTAAAATCAGAAAAAATCTGATTGCAGGATTCTTCCCTTTTGTTTTTAACGGCGGCGGAGGTGCAAATCTCTCTATCACATCATATCGGGGTACGATCAACGAGGAGCACATAGGGTTCTTAGGTGATGGCATCTATTGGTACAAAAAAGCGACTGTAAAAATAATACAGCAATAAGGAGGATATTATGGCAGTAACTACAAAATCAAATAAAAATATCGAGATTACAAAAGACATTATGGTGGACAATGTACAGGTCGAGCAGGTAAGAGCTACAATCAATACCGGCAATCCGGAAAATGCAAACTTGACGCATTATATTAGTAATCAGACTATCTATAAGGCTAATCGCACAGAGATAAGAGCGGCAGAAGCTGCAGCAGAGGATGAGATTTATACGGAGCAGGATGCAATCATTGAGGAACTGGCAGGAGGTAACAAAAATGCAGCTTAAAAACAAACAGATTGTAGACGCACAGTCAGCGCTTGGTAAGATGCTCAACACTGCTTTACCTGTAAAGCAGTCATACCATATCAAAAAAACGCTGGAATCCGTGAAAAAGCAGGCTGTATTTTTAGAGGAGCAGCGCACGGATTTAATCAAAAAATATGGTGTCGAGAAAAACGGCAATTACTCTATACCAGATGATGACTTAACAGCTCGCAAGAAGTATTTTGATGAATATAAGGAGCTCTTGGAATTAGAGGAAGAAATTGACGTGCGCCAGCTTACCCTCGACGAATTGGATCGCGTGGAGCTGACAGCGAATGAGCTTGAATCAGTGGAATTTATGCTTAAAATCGAAGATTAGCACAAGGAGGTGGTACAATGATAACCACATCCGATAAGTATAAAACAGCGATATCCAAATCTGGCCGCCACTTCCGGCTGAAAATCGACATTGCAGGTACTGCGTATACTGGCATAAAGAGCTTTAAGCTTAAAGGCGGCACAAACTCATCCGAACAAATCACGTTTGGGGATGCTGTGTCATCTTATATTGAGTTTATCCTCACAGACGTGCCTAAAAACACTATCCTTAAAGGACGTCAAGCAATACCATACATCGGCTTGGAGCTGGATGACGGTACAGTCGAGTGGATAAAAAAAGGTGTCTATAACCTCGAAAAGCCGGTACGATCTGGAGAGTTTATAAAGCTTACCGCATATGATAACTTCGCCCTTTGCTATAAAGGGTTTTTTACTGGCTTGATTGGTAATCAAAAGATAGCCACTATCCTACAGGAGCAATGCAAAAAAATAGGTATTGAGTATGCGGGCGGGGCGGATGATGTTACCTACAAAGTCGATAGCCTGCAGGGGCTTACTATCATTGAGGCTATAAGTGTGCTTGCCGCGTACTGTGGCAAAAATGCTATCATGGACAAAGACGGTAAGCTCAGGCTGGTATGGTATACCGACGCAGGTCTTACAATATCCCCAAGCCGATTTGCTGATCCGCTGGAAATGGACGAGGAAGACACCTTTATCAATCGGCTGGATTGTACGATCGACGAGGAGCATTCTGTATCCGCTGGAACTGGCATTGGCATCTATTTTAGCTGCCCAGGCATGACCCAGGAGCGTATCACTGTCTTATACAACCGGATTAAGGGCTTTACGTATAGAGCCGCCAAATTAAACTGGCGCATGGCTCAACCTGATGTTGAGGCAGGTGACCTCGTGCGTGTAATGGATAACGCCGGTAATGCTTATGTTGTCCCTCTCATGGATTATGAGTTTAATTGTGACGGTGGATTTTACGGCACCATACAATCTAAAGGAAAAACCCAGCAGGAGCAAGACACAGGTTATAAAGGCCCTCTGCAAACAAAAGTAGATAGGACTTACTCTGACCTCATAAGCACAAAACAGGTCATCACAGACAAAATCACAGCCTTTGAGGGCGAGTTTGAGACTATCAATACCAATTACTTGGAGGTCAATAAAAAGCTCACCGCCTTAGATGCGGAAATCGAAAATCTGGACGTCACAGAGCTTACCGCAAAGGTGGCAATCATAGAGACATCCTATGTATCCAAAGAGTACGTGCAGGACCTATATGCCACCAAAGCCGAGGTGCACGTACTGGATGTTGATTTGGAGCGTGTCAACACCCTGCTCGCAGGCAGTGTGACAGCAGGCAGTACACAGACTATAGTCCTAAATGCTGACAACACAACGATATCCAATGCGCTGATAAAGTCGGCTATGATTGACAGTGTAGCAGCTGATAAAGTAACAGCCGGTACGATTGATGCAAGCAGCATACACTTTAAGTCACAGTCTGGGCGGTTAGATATCTTTGGTGAGACATTGCAAGTTAAAGATGCAACTCGTACCCGTGTACAGATAGGCAAGGACGGTACAGGTGACTATGCTTTATCGCAATGGGATGCGCAGGGTAATCTAATGTGGGACAGTCGAGGTGCTAAAGCTGCGGCCATAAAGGATAAGATTATTGTTAATGATATGGTGTCTGATAATGCTGGAATTGAGGGCAAAAAAATCAACATCACATCGCTGGTAAAAGAGATTAACGACGGCACAGAGGTGATAAAGTCTAGCCATATTTTGGTGGATGGAGCTAATCAGTCTCTATCTGTGGTCTATAACACCCTCACCGGTGACATAAGCACGCTGAGCACGGCGTTATCCGTGGAGCAAGGCAAAATCTCATCATTGATTACCGATGTGTCACAGGCTAAAGGTGATGTCTCTACGCTTAAGACCAATTACAGTAGTCTTACGCAGACTGTGAATGGCATTAAAAGCATAGTAGGGGAGCATACCTCCACTCTGACAAGTGTAACGAGTAAACAGACACAGTTTGAACAAAGTGTAAATGGATTGACTGGCAGAGTGTCTTCAGTTGAATCCACTGCATCTTATACATCAACTAAGCTTAATTCTTTGGTTGCTGATGTTAACGGATTTAAAACAACAGTAAGCGATACATATGCGACCAAGGATACCGTAAATAACATAAGCTCAACCATCACACAAAAGGTGGATAGTTTATCAGTGGGTATCAAGGAATCATATAATCGAATAAATCTCATAGAGAATTCTGATTTTACAAATGATACAGCTTGTTGGAACAAATCATTAGCGTCGACATGTACAGGTGGCAGAGCAACGACATGGGGAAGCAGCACAGGGCGTGCGCTTTGGTTAGAATCCACTGCATTTGATGGAACTGCGAACAGTAACTGGTATCAACGTATAGACATAGGACGTAAGGTAAAAGGATTTTATATGTCCACTGAATTTTTGACAAATTCCGATTATGTGGCTGGGCCTACAAATCCACTTGCAACTTATATTATCAATATATATTATACCGATGGCACCAGAAGTTCAGGGTCTGTCAGAGATACATCCCATAAATGGGTGCGGGTAGGCAAGTTTGTAGAGGTTGAAGATAAAGAAATAGAATATGTAAGAGTATATCTTTATGGTAGAGACTTCAAAGGACGCATAGCTTTTAATAGACCTTTCCTATGCGAAGCTAATTCAGCTATTGATCCATCTTACTGGGCGCCTGCTCAATCAGAAGTGACAGGCAATATGAGTGTTGTGATCAATTCTGGAGGATTACGTGTAAATAATGGAGCATTATCCATTTATAACAATGCTGGGAGTAGGGTACTGTATGGCGATACAAACGGAAATCTAACTATGACTGGGACGGTCACTGCCACATCTGGTAAGATTGGCGGGTTTGACATCGGAGCATTAAGATTGAGTGCACAAAACAATGGTAAATATACTGTAATGCAAAGTGCCGGGACGTATGCTTTTTATGCAGGAAGCACAGCAGAATCTATGACAGGTGCTCCATTTTATGTGACGCATGAAGGAAAGTTAAAAGCTGATAATGCATTATTGACGGGATCATTTACAAGTCTTGGAACAGAAAATACAAAGGTAGTAATAGGTAATGGGCGCATGGATTTGTTTATTAACAGTAATCATTGTGGAGGAATAGCATCATCTTACACTAGCAGTACCAGCAGAGGTATATTACTATCGGCAGATACTGGCGCAAAGTTTTTATCATTGGGACAAACAGATATTGACGGTAATAGCGGTGCATCATGGTACACACTGAATTTTGGCTTAAATCCATCAGGTTGGACGGAGCGGCATATATTTTTAGGGTCATCGAACTTTCCGGTTCAGCCCAAAAATGGAAAAGGTTATGTGGTCGTTTCTAATGTTACTGGAGGAGGTTTACGCAATATTAGACAAATATATCATGGTCATCCTGATAGCAGCACTGATTATCTGCAATACGAAGATGTCACAGGAGCAGATTATTATTGCAAAACATCATGGGTATCAGATATAAAACTCAAAGCAAATATTATGGATACTGATGTATGTGGACTTGATGCAATAAGGAGATTTAAGCATGAATCCTTCGTCTTTAAAAAGACAGGATTACGAAGATCAATAGGCTATATAGCACAAAATCTCCAAGAAATAGATCCGCAGCTTGTCGAGAATTTGGGCGGTACACTAGCGATAAATCCGGAAGTTGTCATACCGTATATCTCTAAAGCAGTGCAAGAATTGGATGCAAAAATTGTTTGTGCTGAACAAAATTATTTACAGAGTACACAAAATTTTCAGCAGGAGCTGCAAAAACGAGACTTCGAGATATCGCAGTTACAATACAGAATACAGCAATTAGAGAGCCGCACATAGGCTCTCTTTAAATATGCCTTAACAGGCGGAAGGAGAAGAAACATGGATATGCTTTACACTGTTTTACTGGCAGACCTCAGCATGGTACTGGTCTGCTACGCTATTTTACTACTGGCTTTTGCATCTAACGTGGTGCTGAGCCTTTACCACAATATCAACATCACAGGAGAGCACTTTGACGCTAAACGGCTGTGGCAGGGCGTTAAAAAAGCCTTGGTGCTGGTCTTTGGCACTATGCTGATGGTTGCCGCTGTAGATGCAGCCACAACGCTGCTTACGCAGTATGTGCCAGATATCAATGAGCAGGTGCATGACCTCATCACTGTGGCTATGATTGCCGCTACAATCGGCGTAGCAGCATGGCGCTATATCAAGGATGCATACAGTACGTTTATCAATATCCTTAATGGCAAGCCCTCTGAGGTCGCAGCTGCGGTGGATGCTAAGGAGTAGTGCATGGAATTGCTACAATTTACAAAAGACTATTGGGTGATTCTGTGTTTTCTGGTGTCTCTATCAAGCTATTTAATCATCCAAATCATGGCTCTACGCAACGGCATCAAGGCATTGTTGCATGACCGCATCATCCAGAAATGTGAATATCATATCAGAAATAACCGAATCAATGCCGATGATCTTGAAGAATTAGAATATTTAAACAAACCATACAAAGCGCTCGGCGGTAATGGGACAGTCGAGGTCATGCTACGAACGGTGCACAAATTACCTAAACAGGTACAGGAGGAAAATTAGTTATGAAAATTTTGCTTATTGCAGGACATGGCGCAGGCGATCCAGGAGCTTCCGGAT